CCGAGGCCTGGCTGGCCGACACCATCAGACGCATCGCAGACCATCCGGCCCGCCGGGTCGCTGAACTGCTGCCGTGGAACTACCGGCCCGTTTGAGGTGACGCCGTCACCGGACGCTTACTCATCGCGTCTGTGCGTGCGGGTGATCCGCTGAACGCAGCGTTCGTCTCCGAGCTTCGCAAGGAAATGGAAATGCTCGGCATCGCCGGGGCGAAGGCTCGCCTCGCGCGTGGCGGCGAGAAGGCCGCATCCACCAACCCGTTCGCAAAGTTCCAGTGAAGCAGCGCTTCGAGAAGGGAACCTACGCTCACACCGCGATCAGCTACGCGAAGAAGGTAGTCTCCGGCAAAATCCCCGCGTGCTGGCAGATCAGGGCGTCCGCGCAGCGGATGCTTGATGACCTCAAGCGCCGTGATCTCGTGTTCTCCGAGCCCGCGATCGATCGCGTGTGTGGCTTCATCGAGACACTGGTCCACACCAAGGGCGAATGGGCAGGCCATCCGATCCGCCTTGAGCCGTTTCAGGTTTGGATATTCGCCAATATCTTCGGCTTCCTCCGTAAGTCGGATGGCCTTCGGAAGCATCGCTCCGCCTTCGTCCTGTTGCCGCGCAAGATGGGCAAGTCGATCATCGCGGCAGGCATCGGCAACTACATGGCGTTCGCCGACAACGAGCCCGGTGCCGAAGTGTATTGCGGGGCGTCCAACCTCGCGCAGGCCAACGAGGTGTTCACGCCTGCCAAGCGCATGGCGGAAATGTCGCCGGGGTTCATCGAAGCCTTCGGCGTGGAGGTGATGGCGAAGTCCATCTACTCCGAAATGACCGGCTCCACCTTCGTGCCCGTGATCGGTAAGACCAAGGACGGAAGTTCGCCCCACTGCGCAATCGCGGACGAGGCCCACCAGCACAAAGACGACACGCAGATCGGTGCCTTCAAGACCGGCATGGGCGCGCGTCGTCAGCCGCTGCTTCTAATCATTTCGACCGCTGGCAACCAGCTTGCGGGCATTTGCCGCACCGAACAGCTTGATGCCGAAGCCGTGCTCAAGGGCTCGGCTGTGGACGATCGCCTGTTCTCCGCCATCTACACCATCGATCCCGACGATGATTGGCGCGACTTCTCCGTCTGGCGGAAGGCGAACCCGAACATGGGCGTGTCCGTGTCGGAAGAATACCTGCGAGGCGAGTATGAGAAGGCGCTCCAGTCGCCCGCCAATCAGGCAAACGCGCGGACGAAATATCTGAACCAGTGGGTCGCCGCCGCGAACGGGTGGCTCAATCAGGTCCATTGGGCGAAGGCTGGTGACAGCAAGCTGTCCATCGCCGATCTCAAAGGCTCCACCGCCTACGTCGGCGTCGATATGTCCACGCGGCAGGACTTGACCGCGATCGTGGTGATTGTGCCGCTCCCGGACGGCAAGCGTGCCATCTTCCCGTTTGCCTTCGTCCCGGAAGGCGCGGTGCAGGACAGCCCCAACGCACCGGCCTACGCTTCGTGGGTGGAGTCGGAGGCGCTGGTCGCCACGGAGGGCACAGCGTCCAGCTTCGTGGAGATCGAAGCCAAACTCACCGACCTGTGCGAGCACTTCAACGTCGCGGAAATGGTTTTCGATAGCTGGCAGGGTGAGAACACCCGGCAGAAGTTCGAAGCCATGGGCTTCAACACCAGCATCTTCGTGTCCAACTCATCCGAGTGGACGGTCGCGATGGATGACTTCGAGGCGTCGTTGAAGAACGGTGAGCTTGTCCACCCGAACAACCCGGTGCTCGACTGGTGCGCCGCGAACGTCTGTGCCTATCAATCGGGTGTGTCGCGTCGTCCTGTGAAGCCAAGCAAGGCCGGTCATGAAAAGATCGACCTTATCGTGGCTGGTCTCTACGCCTTCGCCGCTTCGAATAAAGCTCCGCCACCTCCGCCGCTACCGGTTGAGATGTTCTTCCTCGATTGAGCGGAGCGAGCAAGTTTTCCCCCGATAACGGCATGTCGTAAGAGTATTAATTAGGACATGCTCTTATCGGGGGAAAACTTGGCTATGCCGAAGTAAAGCACACCTATCCCCGCGTGGACTTCGCTCGCTACGGCCAAGTCGCCCTTCGACTAAATATCGACATGGGTTTCTGGTCTTCTCTCGATAGCTTCATCTTTGGTCCCCTTCCCGAAACGAAGGGTGGCACACCTGTGCCGGTTCACTCCCCGGATGCGGTGGAAGCCGCGCTCCGTGCCGATCTTGGCGACGAAGGTCTCCTCTCGGATCGCGTGAGCGCCGTCCATGCGTGCGCCCGCGTTATCGCCGAAGGTCTCGCGCAGCCGCCGTGCTTCCTGCATCGCGACACCGGCACGGGCATGGTGCGGGCAACAGACCACGCCCTCCACTCGCTTCTCGCCGAGTCGCCCAACGAGCGCCAGACCTCCTATGAGTTTCGCGAGCAGCTTGGCTGGCACCTCGCGCTCTATTCGGAAGCCTTCGTGTTCATCAATCGTGGCCCGACCGGTGTTGGTGCGATCCGCGAACTTCTGCCCTGCGATCCCGGACAGGCCACCGTGGAGGCGGACGAAAGCCGCCTTGGTGGTCCGGTCACCTACCGCATCTATGGCGTGCAGGTTCCGTCCAATCAGGTGTGGCACCTCAAGGGACCGGCCATGCGCTCGTGGAAGGGCATGTCCACCCTCACGGCTGCACGTCGCGCCATCGGCTTGGCGGAGAGCACGGAGACCTTCGGAGCCGCTACCTTCAAGAATGGCGCGAAACCCGGTGGTCTGATCACCCCGGTGGGCGAAGCGCAATGGACCGAAACGCAGCTTGCCCAGATCAAGGCGGCTTGGAACGCGAGCCGTGGCGCTGCGAACGCCCACAAGACGGTGGCGATGAACGCCCCGATCTCGTTCACCCCGATGGCGAACAACGCGAGCGACAGTCAGTGGATCGAAGCTCGCCGTTTCCAGATCGAGGAAATCTGCCGTTACTTCCGCGTGTCGCCGACCAAGGTGTTCCACACCATGGGATCGCAGTCCTACGCCAGCGTTGAGCAGGCGCATATCGCGCACGATCAGGACACCGACGCCCATTGGCACGAGCGCTTCGTTCAGTCGGCGAACAAGGCGCTGTTGACGCCTGCCGAGCGCAAGCAGGGCTACCGCGTCATGATCGACAATCGCGCGGCGCTGCGCGGCACCGCCAAAGAGCGGATGGAATACTACCAGCTTGGTCTGTTGAACGGCATCCTCACACCCAACGAGGTGCGTGAGCTTGAGGGCTTTGACCGCTCGTCCGATCCTGCCGCTGATCAGCTTCGCCCCGCTGCGAACCTCTACGGCGACCAGCCGAAGGATGAGCCCGACGCAGACGAAGGCGATGAGCCCGTAGCCTAAATAAGTCCATGAAGAAGAAGATGGAGCGGCTTGCGCTTGCGGGTCGCCTTGAAGTCAAACTTGCCGAGCCCGGTGTCGAGACTTCGGAGAAGACTTTCTCCGGCTATGGCGCAGTGTTCGGCAATCAGGACCACGCGAGCGATATCATTGCCCCCGGCGCTTTCACCAAGACGCTGGCGGACCACAAGGCCAACGGGACCGTCCCGGCCATGTTCTTCAACCACGATGCGTGGTCCATGCCGATCGGCGTTTGGACGGAGCTTGAGGAAGACGACTACGGCTTGAAGGCCAACGGCGTGTTTCTCGACACGGCAGCAGGGCGCGACGCCTACACCGCCGTGAAGGCTGGTGCCGTGACGGGTCTCTCGATCGGCTTTTGGGTGGTCGAGTTCTCCATGGAAGGCGGTGTTCGCACGATCACCGAAGCCAAGCTCATGGAGATCAGCGTCGTCACCTTTCCGTGCAACGAGAAGGCCCGTGTCGCGGACGTGAAGTCCGATCCCGAAGCCGAAGGCGACATCACCGAAGAAGATTTCATGGCGAAGCTCGCGGAGCTTGGCGTGGATGAGGAAGACGCCAAGGCGCTCGCCGCCAAGCGCTTCAAGTCTGACGACGAGATCGAAGAGGCCGACGAGAAGTCTGACGATTCTCCTTCCAATGAGGAAGAAAAGAGCGACGAAGCTCCGGCTGATGAGGAAGAAAAGGATGAGGATGGTGAGGACGAAGAGTCCGCAGAAGCCTCCGACACCTCCGATGAGAGCGAAGCTAAATATATGCAGACGGCAATCGAGGCCGTGAACAACCTTATCCGTGAACTGAAACAGGAGAATCATGGCCGATAATTTCGTTACGAAGCTGGGTGAGCTTCATTCTGAAATCACCACCAAGTTCGATGCGCTGGCAACCAAGGTCGCCGCGATCGAGACCGCAGCGGGTCGCCCCGGTGCTGGCAACGTCACCGCTTCGGTCGATACCAAGGCGTTTGACAGCTACCTGCGCAACGGCGTCATCACCCCGGAACTGAAGGCCATGTCGGCGGGCGTCCCGTCCGAAGGCGGCTACACCGTTCCCAAGGTGATCGACTCGCAGATTCGTTCGCTCGTCACCGACATTTCGCCGATGCGTTCGGTCGCTCGTGTCGTGAGCGTTTCGACCCCGGATTTCCACCTCCCGGTTTCGCCGAATGGCGCGAAGTCTTCGTGGGTTGGTGAGAAGGACGCGCGCCCGGAGACGGACTCGCCGACCATCACCGAGATCACCCCGAAGTTTGGTGAGCTTTATGCCTCGCCGTTCGTCACCCCGACGCTGCTTGAGGACTCGCAGTTCGATATCGCTGGCTTCATCGCTGGCAAGGTCGCAACCGAGTTTGCCCGCGCGGAAGGCGAAGCGTTCGTCACCGGCAATGGCACCCTAAAGCCTTCGGGTCTTCTGAACGTCACCACCGCACTGACTTCGGACAAGACCCGCGCCTTCGGCACCGTGCAGCACATCGTTTCGAGCGTCACGGGTGGCCTGAACGCAGACGACCTGATCAAGATCGTCGGCGAACTCAAGGCTGCTTACCGCGCTGGCGCGAAGTGGCTGATGACCAAGGCGACCAAGACCGCGATCCGTTCGCTCAAGGACACCACCGGCCAGTATCTGTTCCAGCCCTCGCTTCAGGCGGGTATGCCCGACATGCTGCTTGGCTACGAAGTGGTCGAGATGGAGGACATGCCGGAGATCGCTGCGAACGCGCTGGCGGTTGCTTTCGGTGACTTCAACGAGTCCTACCTGATCGCCGACCGCGTTGGCATGTCGATGCTCTACAACCCCTACGCGAACGCTCCGTATGTTGCATACCAGAGCCGTGCTCGCGTCGGTGGCATCGTCACCAACACCGAGTCCTACAAGGTTCTCAAGATCAAGGCTGCTTAATCGCAGCCTCGATCACGAGGAACGAAACAGTGAGCCCCCGGCGCGAAAGCGTGCGGGGGCTTTCTGCTAAATATCAACATGCAGATCACCCGCCTTTCATTGCCCGAGTTTCCGGCACTCACCGAAGATGAGCTTCAATCTTGGCTCCGCATCGATGCGGGACAGGACGAAGATACTGTGGCGATGCTGGTGGGCTCCGCCACCGAATACGTGGAGGGCGTGACCGGCCTGTGCCTTGGCCTCTCCACCTACCGTGTCGAGTTGGACGGGATCGATGAGAGCTATCGCCTGCCGCTCGCCCCGGTGCAGTCCGTCTCCAAGGTCGAATATCGCGACCGCGACGGCGTGCTCCGTGAGATCGATGGCTGGCACCTCGCCAGCGGCTACCTTCACTTCACCGGCTATCCGGCAGGGATGCCAATCGTCACGCTGGTGGCGGGCTACGACAGCGACGTGGGCATCCCGCAATCGCTCGCCCATGCCATCGCGGTGGTGGTGAGCGCGGGCTACAATGGCCGCGAGGAAATCTCCGACCAGACCGCCAAGACGGTCGATCGCCTGTGCCAGCGCTTCAAGCGGATCGTGTGGTGATCCACCATGATTGAAAGCGGCAAGCTCGATCGGAAGCTACAAATCCTCACCGCTACCAAGACCCGCGATCCCGTGGGGCAGGTTGCCGAGACGTGGGCGGTGACCGCCAACACCTATGCGGAGCGCCTTGAGCTTCGCACCACCGACGTTGCCCGTGTAGCAGGCAAGGAAAGCGTCCCCACGGGTCGCTACCGCCTTCGCTGGCGCACGGGCCTCACCATGGCGAACCGCGTGATCGTGGACGGCGTGACCTACGCCATCACCGCGATCGATGAGCCGGATCGCCGTGCCTCTCTCGTGATCACCGTCGCGGGAGTGTGATGAACTTCAACTTCCGCACTTCCGGGTTCGCGCAGCTTGAGCAGCGCCTGAAGCAGCTATCGCGCGAGGATGCCACCAAGGCGGGGCAGTCGGCGAACCGTGCCGGTGCCGCCGTCTTGAAGAAGGCGGTGGAGAAGGAAGCTCCGGTCTCCAACGTCGCCGAAGGGACCAAGATCACCCGCCACACCAAGGGCGGCAAGACCCGCGAGGAAACACACCACAAGATCAAGAATAACGTGAAGATCAAGAAATCGAAGGCACCCGGGGGGCGCGTCGAAAACTTGGTCCATATCGCGCAGGGTTACCACGCGAGCATGGTGGAGTTTGGCTCGATCCACAATCAACCGAACCCGTTCATGCTGCGTGCTCTTGAGAGCAGCAAGGACGAGATCATTGCCGCCATCGCCAAGGCGCTGAACAAGGGGCTGATCAAGCGGGGCGTCTAATCCGCCTAAATAATCGATGATCGACGCACAGCTTGTTGAGCGACTGAATACGCTCGCCCCGAATATGTATCCGCTCAAGGCTCCGAAGAACTATGAGCAGCCGTGCGTGATCTACAATCTTCTTCACGTCGATCCGGTGCGGAGCGTGGACAGCGGCGCATCTGATCGCGCCTACCTCATCTACCAGATCGACGTTTACGATGAGAGCTACACCAAGGCTTCCACGCTGGCGAAGGCCATCCGCGACGATCTCGTGGAGTGGGTCTCCGAAGACGTGCAGTCCGTCGCATGGACTGGCGCAACACAAACCATCGATGACACCACAGAAGTCGCACTATTCCGCACCATGATGACCTTCCTCATCTTCGCGAACGTCTGAACAAGCCGTCCGTCTCCCGAGAATAAATAACTGGAGGCGCTGGAACAGCGTCGAGTTGTTTCAGGAGACGCATAACACATGGCTACCACTACTTCCCCGATCATTTCGACCGGCACGCTCTTCAAGGTCAAGGTCGGTTCGACCTTCACCAACGTGAAGGGCTTCACTGATTTCTCCGGCCTTGGCGGCGGCACTGCCACCGTGGTCGATGTTACGGACCTTTCGAGCACCCGTAAGGAAAAGCTCGTTGGTCTCGCCGACGAAGGCCAGATCAAGGTCTCGCTCAACTATATCCCGGATGATGCCGGTCAGGTTGCGCTTGAGGCTGCGCGTGATGGTGCGGCAAAGACCAGCTTCCAGATCGTTCTTCCCGATGCCACGCAGTTTGCATTCGACGGCTTCGTGCTGGCGATCGACAAGGCGGTTGGCGTGGACAAGCAGGTCACTGCTTCGGTCTCGATCGAAATCACCGGCACCGTTGTGAAGTCGAAAGCCGCCTAATCATGGCCCTGCTTTCGAAAGCACAGATTTTCGAACAGAAGCCCCTCACTCTCGACGTTGACGTTGTGGAGTGGGGCGGCACTGTCCGCATCAAGGCACCAACACTGCGCGACAACATGCGCCTGATGGATATCTATCAGGTCCGTGAGCGCGAGATCGAAGATTATGAGGCCGATCAGCGCCTCCCGGAGGATGAACGCAAGGGGCTCCCGAAGATGGAGCGCTATGACGACACCCTTCTCCAAATCCTCGTGTCCATCGTGGACGAGAACAACGAGCCGATGTTCGATCCTGTTGAGGATTATGACCGTGTTCTTGGTCTCTCCATGACCTCCGTCGCGGCGATCTACACCCATATCGTCACGCTGCGCACGCCGATGAAGGCGGTGGAGAGCGTTGAGACGCTAAAAAAAACTTCCGCGCGAACCAAGAACGGCGGTTCATCTTCCGCCTCGCGGGGCACCTCGGCAAAACGGTAAGCGAGCTTGAGACAGGGGTTCCCGGACCCTTGTCCGAAGCCGAGCTTCGTGAGTGGATGGTCTACTACGGGTTTGAGCCGTTCGGCTCGCCCGTAGACGATAACCGCTTCGAGCAGCTTGTCTCGCTTCTATTCTCGGCAAACACGCCCGCAAACACGCCTGTCCCGCACTTCTTCGACCGTCGTGACGAAGACGAGAAGGCGCGCGACCAGTGGCTTGAGAAGGCGCACAACACCGAAACACTTGCTGATCGCATTGCCGCCTATTTCGAAGGCCGCATAGCGGGACAGCCTACCGACTAAATATGGTATGGCTTCTGTAGGTAATCTTTCTGTCAGTCTTGGGCTCGACAGCGCTCAATTCATCGCTGGTCTCAAGCGCGCGGCTGCACAGACGCAGGCCACTGGTGCGCAGATTTCCAAGTTCCTCTCCGGCGCGAAGGCGATTGGCGGCACGCTGGCAGCAGCGTTCTCCGTGGACTGGATTCGTGGGCAGATTCAGTCCGCCTTCGACTACGCCGACGCCATTCAGGATTTGGCCGATCGCACGGGCGCGACCACCAAGTTCATCCAAGAGTTTCGCTATGCTGCGCAGCTTTCCGGCTCGTCCGTAGAGGGCGCGGATGCCGCCGTGGAGAAGTTCTCCAAGAACCTCGGCTCCGCTGCGTCGGGCAATCAGGCGATGCTCAAGCAGATGAAGGACTTGGGCGTCACCTCGACCGACGTGGACACCGCCATCAAGCAGGCGGCAGACGGCATCGCCAAGCTACCCACCAAGGCGCAGCAGGCGGCGGCTTCGGTGTCGCTGTTCGGCAAGTCCGCGCAGGAGTTGACGCAGCTTCTTTCGCAGGGATCGAGCGGCATCAACGATCTCGCGCGTGCCGCCGATGATCTCGGCATCGTGCTGGACGATCGCCTCATCGCCAACGCTGGACAGGTCAACGACAAGCTGGACGCCATGTCCATGATCGTGACGGCGCAGTTCGCCAACGTGATCATTCAGAACGCCGATGCCATCGCCGGTCTCGCCGACGCCATCGCCAAGGTGGTGACGCAGTTGATCCAGTTTTGGGCACAGAACCCCAAGACGGCCATGACCATCATGGGCGGGCTCGCGGGCGCGGCTGGCGGCTTCATGGTCGCAGGCCCGTGGGGCGCTGTGGCTGGCGGCATCGGCGGTGCAGCCGGTGGCTATTACATGGGCTCCAAGATGGAGCAGTCCATGAAGGACAACAGCGGGGACTTGAAGGTCCGCCTCGCTGAATTCCGCAAGGCTCGCGCTGCATACAAGGACGCCAAGGCGGGCAAGGGTGGGCAATACCTCCCGGACATGAGCGGGATGGGTGGCATGGGCACCTACATTCCGCCCGACGTGAAGGCGGCGGGTGCCGAGTTCGTCCGACAGGGCAACCTTCTCAAGCAGGCGACCGCACGGCAGGAGGCCGCGAACGCGGCCCGTAACGCCCCCAAGGGCGGCGGGACTGGTGGTGGCACGCTCCCCGGCCTCAAGCCCACGGGTGGGTCGAAGAAGACCACCCCGGAGGATCATTCGGCGGAGTATCGCCAGCGCGCCCTTCGCCAGTTTCAGGACGCCATGTCGGATGCGGAGATCGACTTCCTATCCGCCAAGCGCGATCTCTCGCCCGAAGTAGTCGATCAGTCGGCGCTTGAGCGCGAAATGCTCGAAATCCGCAAGCAGCGTGAGCTTCGCCGCATCGATGACGACACCGGCTCCGACAAAGAGATCGCGGAAGGTAAGAAGCGCTACACGGAGGCGCAGGCGAACGAGTTGAAGGCCAAGTTGGAGGCCATCAACTATCAGGAAGCCGACCTCATCAACCATCGTGAGAACGAAGCTCTTGCGAAGGAAGCGCTCGAAGTCCGCCGTGCTGGTCTCCAGAACGACGTTGATCTTCTCCAAGGTGATCTCGCCCTCGCGCGTGGTCGCACGGAGAAGGCCGACATTCAGAAGCGCATCATCCGCAATCAGGCGGAGCAGGAACGGCTTGAGCTTGAGGCGGTCATCGCCAGCAAGGACAGCACCGACGCGCAGAAGAAGATTGCACAGGCTCGCCTCGATCTTCTCGACCGCATCACCAAGCAGCAGACCGACGCCGTTGATAAGGGCAACAAGAGCCCGTTGGGGCAGTTTCTGGACGATATCCCGAGCACGGCGGAGGAGATCAACGACGCCCTTGAGAACGTGGAGGTGAATGGCCTCCAGTCGCTCCAAGACGGGCTGGCGAACGCCATCACGGGTGTCGGCTCGCTTGGTGACGCCTTCAAGTCCATGACCTCGACCGTGATCAATGGCTTGATCCAGATTGCTCTACAGCAGGCGATCATAAAGCCCTTGGGTAATGCCTTGTTCGGCGGCGGTGACGGCGGTCTCGGAGGTATCTTCGGCGGTCTGTTCGGCAAGCGCGCCAATGGTGGTCTCACCCGTCCGGGTCGCTACCTCATGGGCGAGCGTGGCCCGGAGATCGTGGACGTGGGCAACACCGCCAACGTCGTGAACACCCGCCAGCTTGGCGTTGCCAACGACAACGGCGGCGGGATCAACGTGAGCTTCGGCCCGATCACGAGCAACGATCCGGCGATGGTGAAGGCGCTCGCGCTCCAAGCCATGGCGGAGGCGGCTCCGGTGTTCCGCAAGCAGGGCACCGACGCCACGCTCGCGAAGATCAAGCGCCCGTCACTGTAAATAGGAGAGCGGACAGGATGCTTTCACCCTTTAACATGAAAAGTTCGGTTGAGGATGAAGTTGAATTGAGCCTCCATCCTGTCCGCACCGGGATGGGCTCATGAACGTCGTCGGCGGCTACTGGCACCCTACCTTGGGCTTCAAGGTTATTGGCGACTTCCCGAGCGATGATGCCGGTGAATGGCTCGAAGCCGCCTATTTCGACCTCACATGCAAGGCGTGGGAAGATTTCGGCACCAACGAACAGGGCAAACGTGTGATGGTCGCCACCACGGCGCTCACGCCCATGGTGACCTTCGACCAGAACCTTGAGCGCCTGTTCGATCGCATCGTTGGACACGATCGGCGCTGGTTCAATCAGTCCTGATTGGTGGCTTCGCGTGCAGCCACTTCGGCTGCACGGGCACGAAGCAGCTTTTGGGTGCCGCGCGGATCGTCTGACTGGCGCAGCGCACGCGCCCACCGTTCCGCGTGCTTGCGGCTGTTGAACTCGCCGTAGAGGATGGTTTCCGAGTGGCCCCAATACAGGGCGTTCGGGCGATCGTGTTCCTTCTCCGTGCGACGGATGACGATGAAGGTGTTGCGGTTGCTTTCATCCACCCAAAACAGGTCGGAGATCAGCTTCACCTTGCGGGCGAGGGTCTGCACCGCCAACTCCGTGCGGGAGTCGATCGGCGCACCGTTCTCCATTTCATTCACGAACTTGCGGCTCACGCCAAGGTGGTTCGCGAGGCCCTGTTGTGACAGGCCGGTCCCCTTGCGAAGGGCCTTCAATTCATCTGGTTTCATAGGTTGTCCTTTCTCATGATGAGCGGAAAGTGTAACCTATGGTGACACCGGAGTCGAGCAAAATGTAACAATGGGTTACACGTTGGCATCGGTCGCCGGTTCCTCGATCCACGCCACGAACAGGTGGGAGAGGCCAAGCATCAAGCTCGCGATATACTGGTGGCGACCGTCTCGCACCACGAAGGTGTCGCCTTCCCAATAGCCGTTGGGCGGCGGGAACGGCTGGTCCGATCCAAGCTGTAGGCGCTTCTGGTAGGCGCGATCTACGTCACCGACTGCCATGCGAGCACGGCAGGCCATCTTGATCTTGTGAATGGGCGCGTAGCCCGTCTTGACGATTGCTCCGGCAGGAACCCGGAACGTGCGATCTTCTGTGAACATAAAAGTATTTAGGGCGTGAGCGGAGCGAGCGAGTTTTCCCCCGATAACGACATGTCGTAAGAGTATTAATTAGGACATGCTCTTATCGGGGGAAAACTTGGCTATGTCGAAGTAAAGCGCACCTATATCGACGTGGACTTCGCTCGCTACGCTCAACTTGGGTGATGCCCTGCTAAATATAGGGTGATCTACCCTCTCGCTTTCCCTTCGCAGGCACCGGCTACCGAGCGCCTGATCTTGAACCGTCGCCAGTCGGTGGCCGAATCACCTTGGACGTTCGCCACGCAGGTCACGCAAACCGCGTCACAGTGGGTGCTGGACTGGACTTGGCCTCCCATGACCTTCGTCCGTGCGGAGGCGATCTCGGCATGGCTGTTGAGCCTTAAAGGGCAGCAGGGCACGTTCCGCTTCGCGCCCACGCAGCGCTATGCCTACAACATCACCGGCACCACGCTGGCGTCCCCCGGCTACTCCTACCAAGACACGATCAGCGTGAAGGGATGGGCCGCGAACGTCGCGACCAACCTGCGTGCCGGTCAATATTTCCAGATCGGTGATCAGCTTCTTCGCATCTTGGAGGCAAGCGCCTTCGCTGATGCCAATGGCGCAGTCACGATCGTCTTTGCCCCGGAGCTTCGTCGCGACTTCCCCGCCGACACGGCGGTGAACTTCACCACGCCCACGGGTGTGTTCCGTCTCGGCACCAGCGATGGCTTGGGCTACACCCTCACCCCGGATAGGCTCCCAGAGTTTGGCACCATCACGGCCCGCGAGGCGGTCTGATGCTGAACAACCCCTCCGAGCTTGTGGGCGCGGTTGGCGCTCCAACCATCACCACGGCGATCGCCGCGCGCCTCGCGTTCAAGTCGTCTACCGTCTTCGCGTGGACGGGCGTCGGGTCGATCCAAGCTCCGATGAACACCGGCGACAGTCTGCTTGATGGGCAGACCTTCGACGCGCTCGCCCCGGAGATGATCGAGATCGGCGAGAACACCTTCTCCATGAGTGGATCGGGCGAGCTTACCGTCACCCTGAACGTGCCCGCTGCACCCGACGTGGCTATCGCAGCAGCACAGGTCTACGCGAACGAGTATCAGAGCCGATCCGCCGTCCTGTGGCGCGCGGTGAAGATTGACACCGGCAACCCGCTGGCGAAGCCTGTGTGGCTGTTCCGCCGCATCCGATCCGGCGTGATGGACCGTCTCGAAATCCAAGCCGATGGCATGAGCCACCGCTTCATCCTCACGATCGAGAGCCATAGCGGGCGTATCAGCAACGCGACCAATCAGACCTATCTGAACCAGCGTTTCTATGACCCCAACGACGCCAGCCAAGACTATTCCACGTCAATCGCCAATGGTGATCCGGCACCGACGCGAGCCAACACGAGCGGTTCCTACTCGCCAGTAAACTATGGTGGCGGATATTGCGGCGGCGGTTACGAAGGCTACTACTACAACCAGCGCTTGATTGAGTGATCACCCTAAATAATGGGTGAGCACCTTTGTCCGACACCAAGATTGGGAAGAACGTCTTTCCCTAATCCTCGATCGTAAGTCCGATCAGCCCTTCAAGTGGGGCGAGAACGACTGCGCGCTGTTCGCCGCAGACTGCGTGAAGGCCATGACCGGGGGAGACCCGGCTGAAGCCTATCGTGGCAAGTATGACACCGCCCGTGGTGCAGCCCTTGCGCTGCGCGAGCACGGCGAGGGCACGCTTCTCAAGACCCTCCGGGCGCTGTTCACCGAAGTCAGCCCGCATTTTGCGCAGCGCGGCGACGTGGTGATGCTGGACGCGACCACCACCGGCATCTGCGTGGGTCGGTTCTCCTACTTCGTGGGGCGTGAGGAAGGCCAAGAGGGCCTGATCACCATGTCCACGGCGGCGTGCCGCTACGCCTTCCGCGTGCCTTTCGAGGGCGTGGCGTAATGTCAAAGGTGGTCAAGATCGTCGCCTTTGTGGCGATTGCTGTGGCCGTTGTGGCGTTCGCCGCACCGATCGCAGGCGCACTCACCGCCGTTGGTGGCTCCGTCTTCGGTGCCTCGTTCGCGATCACCACCGCCATGGTGGTGGGCGTCGGCATCTCGATCGGCCTTTCCGCCCTTTCGACGCTGTTCCGCAAGTCGGCGAGCCTGTCCAACTCCATGGCGGATCGCCTGTCCGCCAGCGTGGTGCCGAGCGCGCCGAGAAAGGTTGTCTTTGGGCGCACCGCAGCAGGCGCGGACATTCGCTTCTTTGAGACCTTCGGCAGCAAGGAGGACGCCTACGCACAGGTGATCGCGCTCGCGTCGCACCGCGTGAACGCCATCACGCAGTTCTACGTCGAAGATAAACTCACTTGGCAGGGCTATCTGACAGCCCACACGGACGGCATCACGAGCTTCCGGGCGGTCACGGAAGGCAAGCCGGGAAACGGCTTCTCCGTGGGTTCCGGGGCGTATTGGAACGCCTCCAGCACCTTCACCGGGTGCGCCTACATCGCCCTCCACTACAAGCTGGACAACAAGGCGTGGCCGCAGGGCCTGCCCTCGAAGATCACCACGATTGTTGAGGGATGCCCGCTTTACGATCCCCGGCAGGATGGCTCGCGCGGCGGCTCCGGCTCGCACCGTGCAGAGAACCAAGACACATGGGCGTGGCGCTCCGCCAGCGGCGTGGAGATCGGGCGCAACCCGGCACTCGCGCTTCTCACCTATCTGCTTGGCTGGCGCATCAACGGTCGCCTCGCGTGGGGTATGGGCGTGCCGATCGAGAGCATCGATCTCGATAGCTTCCGCGCCTACGCCAACGTCTGCGAAGAACAGGTTCAGACCTCCACGGGGGGCGTGGTCCAGCGCTACACCGCCGATGGCATTGTCTCGACCAGTGATACCCACGAAACCGTCATCAACGCCATCACGGCGGCAATGGGGAGCACCAAGCTCACCGACACGGCGGGGCAATACTGCCTCGTTGGCGGCTATGACGACACCTTCGCGCCCAAGATCGCCTTCGATGAGAACGATCTTGTCGGCGGCGCAGGAACGCCCGCGCCATACTCGTGGACTCCGGCAGGCCCTTCGCGCGAGACCTACAACATCGTCCGTGGTCGCTACGCCAACCCGGATGAGCTTTACCAGCTTCAGGATTGGGGTGAGATCGTCACCGACAATCTGGCGGATAATATTCCGCGCACTTTGTCGCTCGATCTTGGTTTTGTGAACCGCCCGGAGACTTGCCAGCGCATCGCCAAGCAGTTCGTCGCACGCGAGAGCATCACTCCCGGTTTCTTCAGCGCGACGTTCGGCCCACGAGCTTATCTTGTGCAGGTTGGATCGCTCATGACCCTCTCACTTCCGTCACAGGGCTGGAACAACAAGCTGTTCCGCGTGCAAGAGCAGACGGAAACGCACGACATGATTTACCAGATGACACTGCGTGAGGAATCTCCGCAAGTCTATGCTTGGGATAAGAACGAGGCAAAGGCGTTCCCGACGAACATTCGTCCGCCCGGTTACGATCCGAGTATGGTTCCGACAGTCTCCGGTCTGACCTTGAGCAGCACGACATATCAGGGGGTGTGATCAGCCTAAATACTTGCTCATATGAGCCAAGTATCAGAAATCGTCGTGCGCTGGACCCCGGAGACTTCCGGGCGCGTCGCCAGCATTCAGATTCAGTCCCGCATCGCGGGACAAGCAGAGTGGACCGAACAGGCCGCTGCATTCGATCCGACTGTGGGCGAGTTCCGTTTCACCGCGAACGCTCCGGCGACGAAGGTGGAGGTGCGTGCCCGCTTCCGTAACACGGACGGTGTGTTCGGCCCGTGGCTTGGCGACAACATCATCACGGCGTCGGCGGTGGTCGAATATGACACCATCACCGGCACGCCGACGACGATCCACGATATCAACCCCGGCGAAGGCACCAAGCTGGACGGGATCGAGCCGGGTGCGACCAACGGCGCGGTGATCGGCGGCAACGTCAAGAACCCGGACGGCACCCTCTACGTGCCCGTCACCACCGATTATGAAGATATCCGTCACGACGTTGAGCAGGATATCGCCAGCGCCCTGAACACGGCGAAGGCCGGTCTGGACGCTGATATCCAGTCGGTGCGCAACGACGTGACCGCCGCTCGCGGCGAGATCACGCAGGCCAAGACGGATCTCCAGACCGGCATCACCGACGCGAAGAAGGCGGGCACTGACGCAGCCGCGACCGCGCAGGGCATCCGCACCGACCTCACGGCGGAAGTTGATCGCGCCAAGAACGAGGAAGGTGCGATCCGCACCACCGTTGCCAGCGTCAAGCAGACCGCCGACAAGGCGACCACCGACATTTCGGACGAGATCAACGCCCGCACCAACGCAGACAGCGCCCTCGCGAACCGCGCGAGCACCGTGGAGGCACAGCTTCGCGGCGATCAGGACAGCACGCTTGCCGCCCGCATCCGTGACGAGGCAACCGCACGCACCAACGCCGTGGACGCGGTGGCGAACCGCACCAGCACCGTCGAGGCGAAGCTGAACGGCGATCAGGACAGCAAGCTCGCCGCGAATATCCGCGATGAGGCGACTGCGCGTGCGAACGCCGACGATGCCCTGTCTGGTCGCGTCTCTACCACCGAAGCCAAGCTGAATGGCGATCAGGACAGCACTCTTGCTGCACGCATCCGCGACGAAGCTACCGCCCGCACCAACGCGGACGGGGCGCTGGCCACCCGTGCCACCAATATCGAGGCGAGCTTCGGTCGCACCCGCGAGAGCATCCTTCCCACCAACTTTGCGGGTGAGCTTACCGAGTGGGGGCGCGACGGAAGCGGAGCGTTCTACTTCGAGGATCACTCCGCTTCGAGCGGCTGGGATCGCAACCCTACCGTCTTGATGGTTTGGAACGGCGAGGCCGATCAATACATCTATCCGAAGCTCGACAATGGCGCGCAGCTTCTCCCGGTCTCACCGGGGCAGAAGCTGCGTCTCACGGCCAGCTTGGCGATGTGGGGCGGCACCGGGCGCAATATCTACGTCTACTTCGACCTTCACGGGCGGGATCGTGGCTATCTCGGCAACGGCGGTGTCTCGTCCATGACTCCGGCAGGGCTCCTGAACGCGCGCGACGTTGGCGTGGATAATCAGTGGCACGATTTCGTCACCGAGATCACCGTTCCGCAGAGCGCGGCGTTTGTTCGCCCAATCCTGCACGTTTCCGGTGGTGGCGGCTTCATCCGCTCTTTCCGGGTCGAATACACCAATGCCGTGGCGGCTACCGATGCGCGCCTTTCGGACGAGGCTACGGCTCGTTCGGACGCCGACAGTGCCTTGTCGGGTCGCGTCTCCACCACTGAAGCGCAAATGCGGGGTGATCAGGACAGCACCCTCGCGGCTCGCATCCGTGACGAAGCATCGGCTCGCGCCGATGCTGTCTCGGCTGTGGCTGGTCGCACCTCCACGCTGGAGACCTCCTCGTTCGGTGCGGGCAATCTTCTCTCCAACACCGACTTCCTGACGCTGGACGGTTGGACCATGACCAACAATCCCAGTGGCAGTTCTACTATGTCGATCAACGCCGCTGGCGACGCTTGGCACCCGCCTGCCGAGAACACCATTTCGCTGTTCCAGTGGGCACCGGTTGGCGGCAGTCAGTATGTAGAAGCACAGAGCGCCCGCTTTGCTGTCGCCGCTGGCGAGTGGCTACAGTGCTACGTTTATGCCGCAAGCCACCGTTCCGATACGTGGTGCAGCGTCTTCTTCTTCGATGCGAACGGCAACTGGAACGGATACGCGGGCGATTTCGGCGGTGCTCGCCGTGATGCCGGTGGCCGGAACATCGGAGATTTCGATCGCATCGGCACTCCCAGCTTCCGCGTTCCCGAGGGCACGGCATCCGCGTGCCTTGCGATCCGCAAGCAAGATACACTGCCCGGTAATGGTGACAGCTACTCGTGGTTCCTGCGCCCCTACGTGGGCTATGCCAAGCAGGGGCAGACCCAGTTCAATCCATACGCGCCGGGTTCCGCGAAGGTCACCATCGCAGCGACCAACACCAAGATCAGCGATGAGGCGACCGCCCGCTCCAACGCGGACAGCGCCTTGTCGGGTCGCGTATCCACCACGGAAGCCAAGCTGAACGGCGATCAGGACAGCACTCTCGCGGCTCGCATCCGCGATGAAGCGACAGCACGCACCGACGCAGTGTCGGCAGTGGCTGGTCGCACGTCCACGCTGGAGACCGGCTTCTCGCGCATCCCGGAAATCTGGACCGTGAAGGCGGCTGGTAACGGCGCACAGCGCCCCACCAACTTCGGCGACGTGGGCGTGTTCAACCCGGCAGGCACGCAGTGGGGCGGCTATCGCCGATCCTACACCGTGACGGTGTTCGCTATGGGCGCAAACACCGTGGAGGCGTGTGTCGCCTTCGACGTGTATGGTAACGGTGAAGCACAGTATAATGCCGGTGGACCGGGGGCGAACAATGCCGCCGCTATGGCCGCGTATCTCAACAATATCCCGATCGGCAAAACGGTGGTGGTCTTCACCGCCGACGAACCGGCGAACAACCGTGGCAACACTGGTCTTATGGAGGCGATGCAGCGCTGTGGTGCTGGCGAACGCTTCGAAGCGGGCGATTTCCGTCTCCACTCCGCCTACATTCTGATCGGTCGCGCGGGCGTCGGGCGTGGCGGCGGCATGGAATACTATGCTGGCCTTAACAACACCGATCCGGGTTCATGGCTTGAGGTGCCCTTCACGCTGGTGAACGGTCGGGCCGTGAGCGGCGCGCAAGCCGGGATCGCCAGCACCTCCACGAAGATCAGCGATGAGGCGACGGCGCGTTCGAACGCGGACAGCGCGCTGTCTGGTCGCGTCTCTACCACGGAGGCAAAGCTGAACGGTGATCAGGACAGCACCCTCGCGGCTCGCATCCGCGACGAAGCGACCGCCCGCACCA